ATCATATGCCGATTGTACGTCAACAATAATTGTATTCATTGTGGCATTAGATATACTAGAAGATCCACCAGATATACTAGTATTCAATGTTGCTAAATCTCTAGTCAGTAAAGTTATAGTATTTGATATATCACCACCAATAGCCAAACTGGTAAAGTTACCTAATAGTGGAGCATTATTTTGTACACCATCAATCTGATTAACTATAGTTAATACCTGTCTACCAATCGTCATAGCAGACTGATAATCAGGAGTATTGGCCACATTTGAAGACGGAGTTACTCCAGAAATCCTATTTGTGTGGTCTGTAAAACTTGAAATTTCAATTAATAATGTATTAGCATTAGCACTTAAAACATTTGCTCGAGCGCTGGCTGTCGAAAATGTAATATTTGATGTATTTGAATTTGCTTTTATCTGATTAACTAATGTGGTCAGTATTGTCAAATTAGCTGAATGTGGATTCTGATAGTATCCAGTAACCGCAACATTCGATAAGTCATCTGCTTGCCAAGCCTTAATCGATGGCGAGGAATTCAGTAATACTGCCTGACCCGCAGTAAAAGAGTTTCCATCTCCAAATTTGGTGGAATCAAAAGTATAACCTAATCTATTAAAAACACCCATTCATTTCTCCATTACATTGGTTGCAGAGGAGGTGTTGTAGTTCCACCTCTACTATCAATATGTGTGTGAATATCGTATATAATTCTATCTGCCACCAAGGACCTTACTATGTCAGTCACCATAAGACCAGATACCCAACCCGGAAGTGGATTTAAAGCAACAGGAGAACCAGCACTTACATAACCAGGAGTTACAAAACCCAACGTAGCGTAAGATTGCAGACCTGCCTCTATATTACCAACAGCGGAGATACTTTGAGTTGAGGTAATACTACCACCAACATTTAAGTTTCCATTAATGTTTACATCACCTGCAGCCAAACTGATATCACCAGAAGAAGCAATATCTATATCACCTTCTCCTGTTATTGTTGTGTCTCCAGTAATAGTTTGTACCACATCTCCGTCAACTTTTTGTGTCAGATTACCAACCACATTCATTACTGAATCACCTTTAATATTTACCACACAGGCACCATTAATAGTAATATTACATTGTCCATTGATTTGTACATTCTTATTACCATAAATGATTTCATACCCGTCACCATAAATCTTGTGTACTTCATCACCATTAGGTTGCATTTCAACGAATGTACCTGAACGATGTTGTATTCTGACTCTCTCTCTATTTGGAGTGTCGTCCATTTCAATCGAATGGCCTGATTCTGATTGTTGTACTTGATTATATGGATACTTTGGCGGATTATTTAAATCCACTATAACCGGTTCTGTCCATGAACTATCTAGTGCCATTATAATTTCCTATGATGATTGTGCAGTAACAGTTGTAGTGTTACCACTAGCCGTTTCAGAATTTGAATCTATTACCGCTTGTGCTGCAGCTTGTGCGGCTGTCAAAGAAGCTGATGCATCCACTAAAGATGCCTGTGCTGATAATGCTTGTTTCAAAGAATCTGTAGCCTCAGACAAACATTGTGCAAATATTTTTTGTAATTCAGCAGGTAGACTGTTTATGTAGGCTATCAGTTTTCGTAGATAAGCAATGTAAGCCTGATAGGCTTTAATCTCATCAGTAATGGCTTTTAATTCTTTTTGTATTAATTTAATCTTTGCTTTTAAAGCCTTGACTGTTGCTTTGGCTTGTTCTACCAACGGATTGGTACCGTAACCAGCAAATAATGCCTCGGTCGCCAATCTGAGTTGTTTGACAAGTCCCATAACTTTAGACTTTAATACTGCCACATCTTTGTCTAGTCCGGCACATATGTCACAATTGTGTATTCTATTATTAGCTGCAGCACCTTGTGATGTTTTAGAAACCACACTTCTAGCAATTGGAGGTACAGTAGGTTGACCAACAGTTTCTAATACTATACCTGCAGGTGGTAATGGTGCAGCCTTTATTTGTTCTGGTGTACGTGGGTCTTGAAAACCAGCATCACCGCCTGTAGACGCCTTTAATCCAGGTATAACACCCGTCATAACTGGAGTTTGTGCTGAATCACCATCAAGGAAATAACCTGTTACAAACTCACCTTCTTTTGGTGGAGAAAAAGATTGTGAAGCATTTGTTGGTAATATTGTCTGAGCCCACGGTAAATCTTCTGTGGGTAAAAGTTTCTTATTCTCTGTGTGGTGACCAAATATACGCACACGACACCGACCCATCTTTAAAGGATCCATTCTGTCTTCTACGACACCAACCCACCAGTTAAACCCGTCTTTACCTATGAAATTATGCATATATTGCTGCTTTCATTGCTGCCGTATCATTATTAATAGCTGGTAGTGCAGTTGGTGAACTGTCTTTACAAATTTCAATCACAGTTTGATATGCACCTTGTTGTATGATGTGTCTTACTGCTGTCACCAAATATTTACCTGAATAGAATTTATCCAAATCTCTTTCTTTTCCCGGTTTCAATGTCAACAAATCAAATTGTATTGTTCGGCCAGCAGTGAGTCCTGGATCTCCAGGTATTGTGGCTTTAATTGTTGTGAAATTGGCCAAAGATATTTGTGCTGTTCTATTTGGAATATATGTTTCTACAAATACATCTTGTGCAACACTACCCTCAGCCTGTTTGATATAAGAAAAATTTCTCTGACCGGCATTACCAATACTGACTTTCAAAACACCTTCATATGCTTCATTCTCTTTTTTACCCAATCTGTTTCTCAATGTATCCTGTAAACCATTTTTGTTAAGTGTGGTACCCTGACTTTTGTACTTTTCATAATCAAAGTTTGTTGTTTTAACTGTTCTAGTCAATGGATCAATAGTTATCAATTTGTTAGCAATCGTACCAGAATTAATTTCATTCAATGTATCGAATGGTTTAGTTATCTCATAATTTAATACACCAATAGATTTTTCCTGGAAACTTTGTTTTTTATTATCTATATTTTTTGCTTCATATTTGTATGTGGCATAAACTGGATCACTAAACATTGATTGTATTGACCTAAAATTGAAACCATCTTTTGTTTCAAAGAATAACATATCAGCACCAGGAAACTTTTGTGGTCGGCCATAAGTTGAAAGCCAACTAATTGTTTCCAATGGTTTTAAATTGGGTATAATAAAATCATATATGCCAGTAGTCTGTTCTATTTTATAAATTCTATTAGATTGAACTTTTAGATTATTCAACAGAACTTCTTTGACAATGCTTGATATGTAACTACCTTTGAATGATTTACTTATTTTTGTTTGTTCCGACAATAGAAGTTCTTCGGAACAAAAATACAATGTGTATACTTCACTATTTTGATTACCACTGGGTTTTCTGTTACTTGATTTGTAAACTCTAAATACTTGGTCATTACTATTTTTACCGTCTTTTACCTTACCAAAATTAACCTCAATATATTCATTACCAGTTATCCTCATCAATTCAATAAAACCTTGAGCATCAATAAGTGTAATGTAACCAGATGTTACAAAATTGTAAATGTCTTCATAATAACACAACTCTACCATTAATTTTTTAAGTTCAATCTTTTGGCCGCTGGCAGTCAAAAAATTTAAAGTCTTTAATGAAAAATCTTGTGGATAATAAACACCAGGAGATTCAACTGTATTTAAGTTTGTATCGGCCATAATTATACACTCATTAGTTTCTTATATTCTGTTTCGAGTTGACTAACATATGTTGCATTAAGTAACTTGATACTTCTTTTAGCCTCATTTAATTCCAATTCATAATCATATATTGATACAGCATTTGTTTCAACGGTTACAACAACATCACCAGCTGGTAGGTTATAAGTTGTTGTTTGTGTAGTTGGTAATTGATTATAAACACCTTCAGTTATTTGAATTTTATTTATTGTTGTGGTCATTGAATCGGTGTCATATTGTGTAATGATTTTTTCATAATGATGTATAGTAGAAGAAGTTTGGATGTTGGGATATTTATTTTCCAAATATTTGGCAAATACTGTGTTGTTCATTGGCCAATCCCATTGTGGATCCATTAATTCATTAGACAACATTACAATCCAGTAACGATATGAATCGCCATAATACTTATGTGCAATTATTTCTGGTGTATCACCATCTTGTATATCATATTCGTAATAGTTTAGTGGATTCTTTAGTAATTGTGGAATTATAGAAACTCTCGACATGATGTTGGTAACAACTTTTGATGTACCGACAGCATCCGTATGTATTACTTTAGGTAAAATGTCAAAATATTGCATTTTTAATATCCATCCTCAATTTTAGTTTTGTCGATGAGTTCCATCTCTCTGAAGCTGAGTGTTAAAGTAGTTTGTACTGGTGCACCGTCATCATGAGCTGCCCATCCATTAGGTGCATAATTCACATCCACACTTTCCAAAACACTCTCAGCAACTTTATTGACATTTTTATTCATTTTACCATTGAACATAAAACTAACATCAAATGTGGAAGGAGGAATAAAGAACATACCGGCACCAGCAGTTGTAATCTTTGGTGCTGCATGATATTTAAACTTTTTAATAATCTTTTTTACTGTTTCGGCTTCTTGTCTGGTATATGGTGTGAAAGTAAAAGCCATTTGATAAGTTCTAAAATCAATACCATCAAACATCAATTGTTGGTTTGGATTGATTGCAAGACCTTGCGATCGTAACAATAATTTTGCTGCACTCGATTGAGATGCTGAGATTCCAGCTGAAAGTAAGTTTCCATACTTATTGAGTCCAGATAGTACAGGATTGTCTTTTTTAGCAAAATTAACAGCACCTGCAAGGTCTTTGGCAACATCCAGTAAACTTAAATTGCCATAGGAAGAATTATAAGTAAAGTTGACGGTATCTGGAATATATAATGATATTGATGAATCTAATCTTTTCGTTCTTGGTTTTAAATTTAGATTAACATTTTTTTTGCTGTCAATAAAATTTGTTACTGCATTGAATCCTGCATTTACTGCAGCTCCAACAGGAGTATCCGCATCTAAGCCCATAAAATTAGTATTATTACTTTCTTCAAAACTTATGGGGTCTATTTCATTGATAAAGAATTGTACTACATGACCTTTGGTAGCAGAACTCAAATCACTTGGATATTGTAGAGTGTCCTTGTTATATTTACTACCAAATAATGCACCTAGTGGTCCTTTGACTAAGGCACCAGGTATAGATACACCACCGATTGAAGATGGAATTGAAATTAAGGCCATTGGAAATCTCTTATTAATTAATTATACATATATTTATGGCATATTCTGGACTATTCAGACCTAAAAATCCTCAAAAATACGTTGGAGACCCCAACAATATTGTTTATCGCTCTTCATGGGAATGTAGAGTGATGGACTGGCTCGACCGAAACCGTGATATAATATCGTGGGCTTCAGAAGAATTGATTGTACCTTATATATCTCCAGTTGACAATCGTGTGCACAGATACTTTCCAGATTTTTTGGTTAAAGTTCGTAATAAAGAAGGCCAATTAAAAACTCTGATGATTGAGGTCAAACCAAAGAAACAAACACAACCTCCAATGCAACAAAGACGTATTACAAAACAATATATTACTGAGGTTACTACATGGGGTGTTAACCAAGCCAAATGGAAAGCAGCAGAAGAATACTGTTTGGACCGTGGTTGGCAGTTCAAAATTATGACTGAGGAACACCTAGGACTCTAACTAAATAATCTTATGGAATCAAAACTTACAGAACTAACAAAACAACGTTCAGCTGCAGATATGCAGATGATGTCAAAAGAATCTTTGAAGTGGTTAGCTTCAAGGATATCTGAGATTAAAAATCCTGGTGTTATACCAAGAGGTATCAGCAAAGAAACGTATAGAAATACCACACGATTTAAATTGGGTGGACTTTACTGTTTCTATTACGACCCTAAAGGCAAAGAAACGTTAGATTATTATGACCGTTTTCCAATGGTACTGACATTAGAGAGGTACAATGATGGTTTTCTTGGACTGAACCTTCATTACCTACCATTCCAGTATAGAGTGGCATTTTTAGGTAAGTTATTGAAATTCGCAGTCATGGACGATGCGGGTGAAATTCAAAGGTTACGAATCACCTATGACATTTTGACCGCCTCCAAGCGCCTTAAAGAGTTTCGGCCATGTGTTAAAAGATATTTAACAAGTCACATACAGTCTAAAATACTTGCCATCCAACCTAATGAGTGGGACATTGCCGCTTTTCTGCCTATACAGCAGTTTAGAAAGGCAAAGGCACAGAAGGTGTGGCAAGAATCATTGGAAGAAATAAGGAAACACTAAATGGCAGGTAACATTAATGACTTCAAGGCAAGTTTTACCAAAGACGTAGCACGAACCAACAGGTTTGATGTAGAAATTCCTGTGCCGTTGACTCTTATTCCTTATGTATCTTCAGCCAGAAGTTTGAAATATCGTTGCGAGACTGCTCAATTTCCAGGTAGAACATTTGCTACAACAGAACAAAAGACATATGGACCAATTGAGAAATTTCCATATCTAAACACATATAATGATTTAGACCTGACTTTTATCGTTGATGATGATATGAGTCAAAAGGTGTTCTTTGATGCATGGATGAGTTATATCAATCCTCTATACAATAATAATTATAGATATAAAGGTGATTATGCCACAACTCTTGTGGTTAATCAATATAATGTTTCTGGTGAAAAGACATATTCAATTAATCTAGTTGAGGCTTTTCCTATTTCCATAAACCAGATGGATTTAAATTGGGGTGATGATAGTTATCATAAACTTTCAGTAACATTTGCTTACACATACTGGCAAAACAATTCTCTACAAGCACTCGGAATGGAACTGGTCGATGCCGGCATCAACGCTGTCACTTCGGCTTTGGGTGGTTTGGATGGTGGGTCATCAGGTATTGTTGACCAAACAAAGAATGGTTTGCTTAGTGGATTTTAATATATTATAAGGAGTTATTATGGCTTTACCAAAACTTGATGTGCCGACATATGAAATTGTGTTGCCTATCTCAAAAAAGAAAATTAAATTTAGACCTTTTCTTGTCAAAGAACAAAGAAACTTATTAATGGCAATTGAATCGACAGATTCTTCTACTGTACACCAATGTATCTTTGATATACTAAACAACTGTACAATAACAGAAGATGTGGATGTCAACAAACTGCCTGTTACAGATATTGAATATTACTTTATCAATCTCAGAGCCAAATCAGTTGGTGAGATTGTAGAGTCACGTTACCGTTGCAACAACTTTGTTGAAGACAAAGAGTGTGGTAATATTATGGAAAAGAATATTGACCTAACCAAGATTGAAGTGAAGATGCCTGAGGGAATCAATCCTGAAATTCAACTTAGTAATAAAATTTCAATCAAACTTAAATATCCAGAATTTGGAATTGTTAAAGATTCATTGAATATGGAAGATATTAATGACCTAACTTTCAATATGATTTCACAATCTATTGAATACATTTATGATGGTGACCAATTCTACTATGCACATGAGGCACAACCTGGAGAAATGTTGGCATTTGTAGAAGATATGAACCAAGAACAATTTGAAAAGGTAGAAAAGTTCTTCCAGAACCTACCACGACTAAAAGATAAACTTGAATTAACTTGTGGTAAGTGTGGTTTTCACCATACGATTGAGGTGGAAGGTTTAGAAAATTTTTTCGTCTAATATTTCGGCATGACAATTTGAAAAATTATTATAAGACTAATTTCAGTCTTATGCAGCATCATAAGTACAGCTTGACAGAACTTGAGAACATGATGCCTTGGGAAAGAGATATTTACATATCTTTGTTGATTTCGTATATTGAAGAAGAAAATCAGAAGATAAAAGAAAGACAAAGAAAATAGTAAATGGAAGAATCCAAAGATAAAGTAGAGAAGAAGATATCACCTTTAACAACAGAGAGTGTTAAGGGTGTTTCTCGCATTGGTACATCATCTGTTGGTGGTGGAGATATGTCCACAATGGATGAGGCTCTTGGTCAAATCTTTGTCATACTAAAGAGAATAGACGCCTTTGATAAACTACAAAACAAAAAACAATTAGTAGATTTACAGATATCACAACTGGAAGAGACTGATAGAAATCAAAAACTGATTAAGGCTTTACGTGGTAAACCTAGAAGACCCAAACGTAAACCACCAGAAGAAGAAAAACAAAAACAGCAGATAAAAGAAGAAAAGTCTAAGCCACAACCTTCTGAGCCAAGTAAAACGACTGGTCAAGCACCAGCTCCCACCACACAACCACCAAAAACGACTGGTCAAGCACCAACAACAACTCAAGCACCACCAAAAACAACTGGACAACCAGCAACAACAACTCAAGCACCACCAAAAACAACTGGACAACCAGCAACACAACAGCAAGCTCCAGCAACAACAACTCAAGCACCAGCAAAAACGACTGGTCAAGCACCAGCAACAACCACACAACCAGCAACAACGACAACACCAGTTAAACCTCCACCTCAATTACCGACTGCTACAAAGATTCCGCCTGTAGTTCTATCTGGTACAAAAGGTTTAGTTTTGAGTGCATTAGTTGCTGCTGGATATTCAAAGTCAGCGCAAGCCAATATGATGGCCAACGTTGAAAAAGAATCAAATTTTAAGCCACGAAGTGAAGAAGTTCCAAAACCAGAAAAAATATTTTCAATGTTTGGTCCCCCTGGAGTAAAAGGTGGCCAACCAGAGAATGGAAAAAATACAGTTCGGTTTAAAACACTACAAGATGCTCAAGATTTAGTAGCTGCTGGACCAGAAGCATACTTCAATAAAGTTTATGATGGCAGAAAAGATTTAGGAAATACGACTCCCGGAGATGGTTACAAATATCGTGGCAGAGGATTTATACAAATTACAGGTAGAGATATGTATAATCGAGTCGGTAAACTAATTGGTGAAGATTTAATTGGTAACCCTGATTTAGCAAATACACCTGAAGTAGCTGCAAAAATTATTCCAGCTTTCTTTCAATTAAAATTAAAAGAAAAAAAACTTAATGTTGAAGCTTATGATAATATAGATACAGTAAACAAAGTTGTTGGTAGTGCTGATGAGAAATCTAGAGAACAAAGAAAATCTTTAGCCGCTATATATGCAAATGAATTAAATACTGGTAATCAAATTGACCAAGCTTCAACTACAAACAGAAACTTAAAAGCTGATGCTAATACACAACAACCAGCACCAATCAATGTAAATAATACATACGAGAATACGAAAACATCTCCTTCATCTGGTGGTGGCGGAGGATCCGATGATACGAATCCTTATGAGAGAAAGAAAAATCAATAAATGGCAACTAAAAAAACAAATAAACCAAAAGTATCCGATTTCACAAAGCAAATTGCTACGAGAATGGATGTTGTTTCTTTTGCACGGCTGTTGGCTCAAACTTTAGGTAATGATAGATGGTTTACAGATGATGTAGTTAAAAAAACTTTTAAACAAAGTGGTGCACCAGCCAACAAACTTGCCAAAGACACCTCAAAGGCAACAAAGATACCAATAATAAAATCTGAAGACGGTGTGATGACTTCATTAATGGCCATACACAATCTACTTAAAAATTCTTATGAAGATAAACTTAAATCAGTAGAAAAACAAAATCAATTCAGAGAAGAAAATGCCATAGAGAAAAAGAAACAAAATGATGAATTTTTAAAAACCATAAAAGGATTGAATGGTGTAGGCCGTGCACCAACTGCCACGAAAGTAAAAGAAGAAAATGATAATCCAGGTTTACTTGGTGATATGCTTGGTGTGTTATCAGATTTAAAGAGTGTGGCTGGTATACTGTTTAAAGTTGGTACATTTTTCTTAACAAGTCCTATTGGTATAGCTTTACTTGCAGGTGCAACATTGTTATCTTTGTTAGCATTAGATAAAAATCCAGAGGCTACAACTAAAGGTATGTTGGCTGCAGGTGACGTTGGTGAAGCCAATAAACAAATGATGGATGTTGTTGAAAATACTGGTGGTGCAGAAAAAAGAAAATTAAAAATTCTATCCGAAAGACCATCAAATAAAAAATCTATGTTATTCTGGAAAGATTCTGACTTAGGTAAAAAATACTTAGAAGAAGTTGGATTTGATGAAAAGACTGGATTGACTACAGCAGAAAAAGAATTAGGTTATCGTGGAGTTGACAATGACGGTAATCTTATCACAACACCGCCAAAATCTGAGGGTACACCAGCACCAGCGGATTCTACAACAAATACACCAACAGTACCACCTGCAGCCTCAGAATCTACTAGTGGTACACCAACAGTACCACCTGCAGCTTCAGAATCAGCTAGTAGTACAACAACAAATAACACAGAAACTTCTACGACAATAAGTCCAACTATGTCAACTACTATATCTTCTGCAGGAGATAATAGTTTAACTCAGAAATTTAATAATGTAAACTCTGAGAATTTGGAAATGAAGTTACCTCAACAACCATCTGATAGAGGTACTACAGTAACAAACATACAAAAGAACCAACAACGGGGTGAAAGTTCCAGTCTACCAATACCTGGAGTTAGAAATGATGAACCTACATTCCAACGAATGATATTAAATTCAACGAGAGTTGTTTAACCAATAAAAAACCCCGCCGAAGCGGGGTCAAAAGCCTTCAAGAAAAGTTAAAGACTTTTATTCTTCTTCAGCGAGTTTAGAGAAGTAAGCTAAGTCATCATCATCTGTTGTTACCAATTCAGGCTCTTTGGCCTTAGTTGGAGCAGCAAACTCTTTTGCTTTCACTTGTTCTACAGTTGTCTTTGGTGCTTCACCATTCAAACCGAGAACCTTGTCAAGGCGTTTCTTCAGGTCATCATATGACTTGAACTCTTTATCACCCACCAGTTCTTGTAGTGAGTGTTCGTTCTTCCAAATCTTTTCCAACTCATCATCATCTTTCGACAATGCTGATGGAGAATCAAATTCAGACTTGTCATAGTTCTGATAGCCTTCAACTTTACGAATCTTCAATTTGAAGTTAGCACCTTTCCACATATCAAATGGATTGATTGCTTGTTCATCTTCAAAAGCAGGATTCATTGCTTCAGTAATCTTATCAAAGATTTTCTTACCGAAACGGAACAATTTAATTTGTCCTTCGTTTTCAGGGTGCTTAGGATCCGAAACGATATAAACGTTAACGATATAATTCAACTTACGTTTTTGTTTACGGACAACATCTTTGTTTGCTTCAATGCCAGAATTCCACAATGATGAATTGTGTTCACACACAGGACATTGTTGGTTCTTGGTTGTCAAACAGTTGTCGATTAGCCAACCACCTGGACCTTGAAATCCATGAGAGAAGACTTTGACCCAAGGAAGACCATCTTCGCCATCTTTTTCAGAGGCAGGTAGGAATCGGATAACAGCCATACCGTTACCAGCTTTGTCCACTTCTGGACGCCAGTAATTGTCTGATTTATCAGAACCACCTTCGGATGATTGGGAGAGTGCCTCGATTGCTTTAGATAATTTGTCGAGGTTGCCAGATTGGCGTTTGAGGTTTGCGAAACTCATAGTGTTTCCTTTCTTAGTATAACGGAGTATAAACGGATTATTTTCAAATTAGTCATTATATAATAGTATTTAGGCATTTTTATACGTATAATCGCAAAATAGCCAAGGTTGTTGGCCAATTTTTGTGATGTATACCAATGCCGCCTGCCTTAATCCAATCAGTGATAACACTTTCGGTATCATCAATAATAATCCTATCTGCGGCGGCATATTTGTACTTGTGTCTTTTTCCAGGTACAAATAGGGGATGGAATGTTATTCCATGTTTCTCTAACCATATCAACTTTTGTTTTGATATGGTATCGTGATTTCTTTCATCGGAAGTAGATGATAATATCTGTGTAGGTACAGGTGCCTTGCGTAAGAAGTTGATACCTTCCATTGCTCCAGGCATTAAATCCAAATTCATAAATTCTTCATTAGCAATAAATTTGGCAAAGTAACCATTGAATTCTTTGTTGTCACGGGTTGACTGTGGTGAAACATCAAATATTTCAGAGTATCTCTTTTCAAAGTCAGCAATAACGCCATCCATATCCAAATAGATAGAACTAATCTTAGGCCGTATCATAATTTTTAATCTTCTCTTTCAACAATTTCATAAATTTATCTTTGTCGTATTCAATAAACGGTGTGTATTTCTTAATCAATCTGTAGTGTGTAGGCCAAATGATATCATCTGAAATCCTTGGCATCCAATGTTTGTCAACAAAGTTTACATTATTGTTTAGTATAATGAGTGTTTCCAACATCACTTTACCATGTATAACTTCTTCTAACAACTTTGGATAATTGCCACGGTCTACTCTGAAAATTTCTTCACGTTCAATGCCATACTTGTCTAACAAATATATTATATCATTGTCAAAGGTATAAGTCAAGCTCTGTTGAGTTTTTTGCCACTTTTTATAAATCTCCTCACCGTCCTGTAGGAGATTACCAACCCATTCGGCATTACCGGCAACAAAATTGGCAATATAGAAGTTTTTTAATTCTTCCAAATTGTATTTGCGGGACAATTTATAGAATTGGTATTTGTCTTTACGTGTGGTGAATGATTGTTTGGATACATTGGTCTTGCCATTATATTTAATATAATCATAAGAATCAGATGTAAAATGCAGCTTTAAACTATTCCACAAAGCATAGGCTGCGAAGCCTGTGTTGTCGTTCATATGGGTAGTTTGGAACTTTTCTTTAGCATATTATTATCTTGTGCCTCTTCTTTTATCTTCGCTTTAAGTGCTGAAGATATCAAAGTAGCAGCCACTTCAATTTCTAATCCTGTATTTTCACAATGGTAACAAATAGCATCCATTAGGCCTATACCTTCATCTAATGCTATTTTTTCTACCAATATACTAAAGTCTTTTATCTCATCACGGGTCGGCATATTAAATCGTACTATAAAAAATGTGGTTACCTATTTTCTTAACAACTCTGGCCTTTGGCCATCCAGGTGTTACATAAACTGCATGGTAATATAATGCGTTCGTCTGTGCTATTATATCATGTAGAAATGGTTCTGTCAATGCTCTTTTAGCAATCATTAGGGACTGTTCCCATTCATATCTGTCTTTTTCTTTCTTACCGTTGAATAGGCAAGTCCATGAAAATTGGCATACAGTTCTTGAATCACGGTTAACTGTTTTCTGGTAAACTACCGAACATATGTCGGCTGGAAACTTTCCAGAGTTTACACGATTCATTGTGACCTGTGCTACGGCAAGTTTACCCTCATAAGATTCCGATGCCGATTCCCAATAAATGTTTTTGGCAAGACATTCTACTTGTTTGTTATATTCTTGTGATACTTGTTTCTTTGAAACTGTATTAACGAATTCTGTTGATAATGTTGTCGTATAGACTAACATAGATACTATTAACAATAGTAAATTTCTTAACATCTTGTCTCCTTGTTAAGGACGGCCGAAGCCGTCATCTCCAATTACGAATTAGATTTTCTTGTAATTTTTACTTCAGGTGCTGGAGTGGTTTGTGAAACGAATCCATTGAGGGCTGCTGCTTTCTCAATAATTTTTGATTCGCTTGGAAAGTCTGGGAAACCTGGATGTTTAGGTGGTGTTTCACCTTTTAATCGAGAATTTTCGATTTCGGTTTGCCAGTTATTTGATATCATCTCACGTTGACCAAAGTAGTCATCTGTAAGCATATCTTTTGCCATCTTTAAAAGTTCAAGACGGATTTCAAATGGTGACATGGACATAATTTTCTCCTGTGTAGTGTAAAGTGTGTTGAGGTTTTTAATGTGGTTGCCTCAACCACAATCCAGTAATGGATGATTTATTTAGGCTATTAGAAACCTACTGTGTATGCTACAGCAACAATTTTCTGATTGTTATCACCTTGAACACGGTCATACTTCACTGCGATTGCATCAGTCTTATTCAAAGCATAAGACACGGCATAACGCATTGTATGTGTTTGGTCGTTGTTTGCAGAATCAACTGCTGAGCGCCAGCGATATCCAACTTTACCAGTCAAACCTGCAACACCTGGAATGGCAGCAGTAATACCTGGTTCTACTGAATAGTAGTTGAAGTCGGCTGTGTTGCTATATTTCTGACCAATAGCAGTACGAGCATACAATCCAACTGGACCTGTTACTGTTGCGCCTGCTTCTAAGCGTGTGCTCAAAGCATTTGTGCCTTCTGTCTGTGCATTAGCGAAAGATACATCACCGGCAATTTTACCAAAATCTCTCTTAACACCTAATTCATATTGTTGTTGTGCAGCTGCACCAGCATTGTTAATACGTTGACCTTCAACAGTAACGGTATCACCAGCATATGCGGATACACTTAATGCAACCAAAGTTGCGATTGCTAATTTCTTCATTAAAACTCCTAGTTGTTTAACATATAATAGGTATTTAGGAACCTATCAAACCTTCCTCAAAGGAGGAAATTCCTAAAAAAGACCTTGATATATCTATAATATAAATCAATCTTCTTTTTTGTGTTTTATTGTATGCACTGTGTAATACACCATTATCAAAGGCAAACAAATTTGACCAATCCATTTCTGTACCCATAGCTTCAAAGAAAACATCTCCGTCAGGAATGATTAATGGTACGTGTATTCTAATTGTTTTGCGAGAATGATTTTCTATATCAGAATGTCTACTAATTACTCCACCAGCTTCTAATATACTATAACCACTGCAACCACAATGAGCAATATATTTCTGTGTTAACTCACAAGCAGTTGGGAATATATTTCTAATACTTGGTTGAAGAAACATATTTTCTTCTATTTTTTTCTCAGGTAAAACATAACGTAAACCTTCTATCTTCCAATCAACTCTTTCCTTATCATCTAACAATGCTTGTTTATTTACTTTTGAGTAAGGAGTGCCACCTTTAAAAGTGGTATAAAAATCTTTATGGTGTGCCAAAAATTCATCAAGTAATTTAGGTGCCAATTCTATTAATTCATCGGCAATTTTTATTTCTTCTTTCTTCCAAATTGTTTTCATCACACCTCCATTAAATGGTTGGTTATTCTGTTACGAGGAAACCAACCGAAACCCTAGGCTAGCGTTTAGGCTGCCAATCTGTATGAACTTTCGTTTGCAGATGTTTTTTGTTTACTGTTTACGACTATCTGTGTCGAGTAGCTAATTAGTTTACTAGTATGTCGGTCGATCCTGTGTATGGCCCATCAAAAGCATACCCCATTAGAGCCCATAAAATGGTTTCTTTCATCTAAGACATATGCTTTTGGTGGACCATTCGGGCACTGCCCCCGAGTGTCGCCATCATTTCAAAAAATCAGTTTACTACCATTACAAATTTGAATAAACTCTCTTAAATGATTGTCATCCAAATTATTCTTTAACCAATTTACAGATACACTAATGTATCTTACATTTTCTTTTATGTAACCTTTAGAACTATCAATTCTATCTAATGATGCTTGATAATTTTTATTATAACTTGTTTTTAACACTAAGTCAACACCTGTTATGGCACATTTTCCATTTTGTTTTTCC